TGGTGCTAATGGGCCAAAGTATTCCATTAATGCTACCGAAGAAATTTATATGGATGCCCCTAATCTAAAAGGTGAAATTGATAACTTGGATATGAGCATTTCAGAATTAGCAATCAAAACAGATAATATTTCAATGAGTGCTACTTCTAATATTGATTTAGAAGCAGATTCAGAAATAAATCTTTTGACTACTACATTTAACGCTGATGCTTCTTCTGAAGCAAATATTATATCAGCAACTACTAACATTGATGGAGATTCTGAAGTAAATATTGCGGGTGCGACTACTAATCTTGGATCTTCTGGAACTACAAATATTAAATCTTCTACTTTGAATTTGAACCCAGGTGGAACTATGAGTCCATTTAGTCCTTCTTCTCCTGGCGCAGAAGCTCCTGTATTACATACACCAGACGAACTTCTAGAAAGAGTAGATTTACCAGGTGTTGGATTTACAGATGACGAAGCAACACCATTCTTAATTGAGATTGAAGAAGCTGATACTGATATTCAATTTCCAACTCCAAAATATTCTGTAATTAAGCCTGATGGTACTTCTTCTGTGTCTCAACAAATTGATGCTCTTAGACTTACTGGTAGATCAGGAGAAAGTAATTCTAGAATTTCTGGATGGAGTGGTACAAGTCTTTCAGCTACAGATACTCAAATTCCAGAAACAGATTCAGGAACTATATCTTCAACTGGTAAAATTATTAATGATACACCAAGAGTTAAATATGTTAATCAATATGCAACTCGTAATAAAGAAATTCAACCAGCACTTGAAAGCATTATTATTTCTGCAGCTAACTCCACTGGCTTGGATGTTGAAATTTTCTCTGGTGGTATGACACCTCAAAGAAGAACTGGCTCCGATCGTCACTTAAATGGATATGCTGCTGATGTATGGCTTTATAAAGATGGTAAGCGTTTGACTGTAAATTCACCAGATCTTCATGCTTGGGTCCAAGCTGCTAAAAATGCTGGAGCTACCGCAATTGGAGCGGGTATTGGTTATATGGGTAATGTTGGCGTTCACCTCGACATATCTGCTGGAAATACAGTACCGGCCAATTCAGCCACATATTGGGGAGCTTCTGGTAGATCAGCCAATGCTCCTTCATGGTTAGTTAAAATTATGACATCATAGGAGAAAATTATGCCTAATCCAGTTGTTCAAGGATCTGCATCTACTGGAGATCCATGCGGTGCTCCTCCAAGACCGCCTTCAGCTTTTAGTGGAGATGTTTTTATAGAAGGTAAGGCAGTAGTGAGACAAGGTGATGCATATGCTGCTCATGCTTGTCCAGGTGCGCCTCCTCATGGAGCTACAGCTGCAGCAGGTTCACCAAATGTAAATGTAAATGGTAAACCCATACATCGAGTTGGAGATGCTATTTCATGCGGAAGTTCTGGCGCAAATGGTGCTGGAAGTGTAAACGTCAATTAAACAGATATAAATAATAGCATGAGTACACAAATTTTATCAGATAAAAACGTAGAGGTTGCATCTGCAAAAGTAGTTGCACGCGCTAAGCCATACACAGATTTAGACTTAAAGTTTAAGCCACATCCAAATTTTGGAGATGTTGTTCCAACTAAGGACCTTGTGGCAATTAAAAATTCTGTAAAAAATATTGTACTTACGGGCTATGGCGAAAGACCATTCCAACCTACTTTTGGAAGTCGTGTCACTCAATTTATGTTTGAGAATCCTGATCCAATTACTATATCATTAATTAAAGACGAAATTATAAATGCAATTAAAAGATTTGAGCCAAGGGTTGCTGTACAACGCGTTGATGTAGAAGATAGATCTGATAATAATGCTATATTTGTTTCTATTTCAGTATTAGTATTATCAAGACAAGAAATCGTTGACGTTGAATTATTTTTAGAGAGAACAAGATAAATGGCTACAAAAATTAAAAATGTCACGGAGCTGGATTTTGATCAGATTTAAACAAATCTGAAAGCTTATCTAAGTTCTCAAGAAAAGTTTAATGACTACGACTTTGATGGTGCAGGCCTCAATGTTCTTTTAGATGTTTTGTCATATAATACTCAATATAACGCTTTACTATCTCATATGGTGGCAAATGAAGCATATTTAGATACTGCACAAATTCGTTCTAACGTAGTATCAAGAGCAAAAGACCTTGGATATATTCCACAATCTAATGTTGCTGCGACAGCTCTTTTGAAAGTAACTGTAACCGGTGATGCAGACTCTGCAGCTACATTACAAATCACAAAAGGGACTACATTTTCTGGCCAAATTGGTTCAGAGCAAAAAGACTTTGTTACTAATAAATCTTATATTGCAACAAAAAATAGCTCAAATCAATACGTATTTGATAACGTAACTATTCACGAGGGAAGATTGAATACCTTATCTTATCGTGTAGATAATCGTATTGAAAGACAAAAATTTAAAATCGACGATTCAAAGATCGATACTTCTACAATGTTAGTTCGTTCACGCGAATCTCTGACTTCATCTGATTATAGAACTTTTACTAAGTACACAAACCTTCTTGATGTTACTTCAGACACAAGAGTATATTTCTTACAAGAAAATTTTGAAGGTAAATACGAATTTTATTTTGGTGACAATATTCTAGGTTTGAAACCAGATACTGGAGAAATTGTAGAATTAACTTATATTTCTACAAATGGTGTTGATGGTAATGGTGCTAAAACATTTACTATTAATGGTTCAATTGGAGGCTTTACTTCAATCTTAGTAGAACGTGCTACTGGCTTTGATAAAACAGTAAATGGTACTAATAGAGAATCTATTGAATCAATTAAGTTTAATGCTCCAAAACTATTTGCTGCGCAAAACAGAGCCGTTACATCTGAAGATTATAAAACTATTTTGAATGCTAATTATGATTTTATTCAAGATATTTCAGTTTGGGGTGGAGAAGTAAATGACCCACCTCTTTATGGTAAAGTGTTTATTTCTATTAAACCAGTAGATGCAGATTTCTTAACTGATGCTACTAAAGACGGTATTAGTAGTTTCTTAGCAAATAAAAACGTTGGATCGGTTACAGTAGAAATTGAAGATCCAGATTATACTTATATTACTGGCACTGTATTATTTAAATACGATCCAAACAATACTGATAGAACTCAGGCTCAATTAGAAGCTTCGGTAAGAGATGCTATTACATCTTATAATTCTACTAAGCTTGGAAAGTTTGACGGAGTTCTTCGTTATTCAGAATTGCTAAGAGTTATTGACAATGTTGATGATGGAATTCTAAACTCTTTTGCCAGATTGGAAATGCATAAACATGTTACACCAGTTACAAATGTAGCTTCAAACTATACTGTAAAATTTTCTGCGCCAATCTATATTACTGAAGAAGATGAAGCAACATTAAGATCAAATACATTTACAGTGAATCAAACTGAAGTAACTTTGTCAGATATTCCAGTTGGTGACGGTACAAACAATCGTACAGTTCAATTATTAAGTGCTGCTACTGGCGATGTTGTTTCTGCAAATGTTGGTACATTATATCCAGAAAAAGGTTTATTAGAAATTACAAATATTAATGTGACTTCAACTGATACTATTTTTATATATTGTAACCCAGATTCTTATGACATTGCTCCAAAATTCAATCAACTTGTATCATTAGAATTAGATGAAACACCTGGTATTACAATTACTGGTGAACAAGATACAATTGCTATCTTAGGTTCTTCTGGTGCAGCAAATTATACAACATTTAGTAAGCACGACTAATGCATAGAGATAATATAGAATCAAGTAGAGTAGAAGGATTAATTCCTCAGCAGTTAGTAAACGATGCTGGGCCATTAATCGAATTCTTAAAAGAATACTACAAATACTTAAACCAGAGTAACAACCCTTCTGGTGTTATCAATGCTATGCTTGATAATCGTGATTTAGATCACGCTGTTGATTCTTTCATAGATCTAATTCGAAAAGAAATTGGTGAAGGTCTTGTAAAAGGAATTGTCACTGATAAAGTAAATCTTTATAAAAATGTTACTGATTTCTATCAAGCTAAAGGTTCTTTAGATTCTTTTAAATTACTATTTAGATTTTTATTTAATGTTGAAATCGATATTCGTCTTCCAAAGGAACAAATTCTTATTGCTTCTGATGGTAGATGGTCTCAGCAAAATTCAATCTTTATTAATGTTACAGAAGGTGAAGCCTTTGATCTTTCTGGTAAAACATTAATAGTAACTTCTGGTGGTTCCAATATTGTAGTTGAAGTTGACCGAGTTAAAAAAATTGGTCAAACCTCAAATTATGAAATGGTTATTACTAAAAAGACTCAAACCGCAACAATTGCTGCTGGAACTGAAGTTACTCTAAATGGCGTAGAATTTACAGTAGTTAATTCTCTTAATACAGCAACTCTTGTTCATGGTGGTTCAGGATTTGAAGTTGGCCAAATTTTTGATATTGATGATGGCACAGTTGATGGAACAAGAGCAAAGGTTGCAACTGTAGATTCAAGCGGTGCTATTACAAAATTAGATCTTTTACAATTTGGTGTTGGATATGCAGCAAACTTTACTGCACGATTAGTTCCACAATCAGAACTAAATCCTGGAGATCAAGATGTAATTGTTACAACAACTCCAGACGATGACGAAACAAATCATCCTACCCATGCTATTTTTACATTTAGTAATTCAACACTAGCACAATATGCTGGTTCTTATATTACTAATAAAGGTTTCTTATCAGACGATATTTATCTACAAGATAACTATTTCTATCAACAATACTCTTATGTGATTAAATCTGGTGAACAGTTTAATAAGTATGATAATGTTGTTAAGAAAACAGTGCATCCAGCTGGTATGCTTATGTTTGGTGAGTTTGAAATTAATAATGAGTTTGATCTTGCTAGAAGTATTGCATTATTGGCTCGTTACTACTATGATCGTTTTTATGATAATGTTCAAACTGAAGATAATGAAGCAGATTGGGAATTGCAAAAACCAATTAATGAAACTCAATATGCTACTCAGCAATTTGATTGGGAATTTTATAAACCAATCATTGAACAGCAATATGCAACTGAAGTTTATGTCGCAACATTTAGAAAACCATTTAGTGATTCAGCAACTACTTCAGATGATGATATTTTCCAACTTGGAAAGAACGTTTCTGAAACGATAAATAGTATTGATACCGGAGCCGTTGCTCTAAACCCATATGCGATATCTTATTTCGCCGAAGAATATACCGAAGGTATTACTTCATTTACATAAACTAGGAGAGACTTTAATGAAAGCGCAAGAATTTTTGCATCCCAAAGGCGAATTAGATATCGTCATTTTAGGTGCAGATGGAAAAACTAAGGAAAAGATTCATATCAATAACCTTGTTGTTCAAACCGGTCGTGATTTTATTGCTGATAGAATTATTAGCAGTTCTAATTTTGATCCAATGACGCATATGGCTGTTGGTGAAGATACTGATGCGGTAGATTTAGCTGATACCGCTTTGGGCAATGAATTGTATCGCCAAACATTTGATTCAGCAACTAGAACAAACAATGTCGTAACTTTCGTTACAACTTATGCTCCAGGCGATGCAACCGGAGCAATCACTGAAGCTGGTATTTTTAATGCTGCAAGTGGTGGTACAATGCTTTGTCGAACCGAATTTAACGTAGTCAACAAAGCTGCTGCTGATACAATGATTATCACTTGGACTGTAACAATTTCATAAGTAGGAAGCCATGAGCGCAATCATCAGACCCAACCTACATCATACTATGGCTGAATCTATTTATGAAAAGATTCAGAATAAGTCTGCCATTTATTACTATTATCTTGGCAAGACTTTGACATGGGATGATGATGCAACACCACCAGTTCCATTAAATAATAATTCATATGAGTATGATGCTCGTAATAATTTTATTACGTTAAAACAAGTTACATTGAATGATGTTGCTTTTATTACTCGTAGAATTAACTGGACTTCTGGTACAGTTTATGATATGTATGAAGACACATATGCTAATGATGATCCATTAGAACAGCGTGATTTTTATGTACTTACCGAAGACTTTAATGTATATAAATGTATATGGAATAATGATGGCGGACAATCTACAGTAGCTCCAAGCGGAACTGATACAGATTATTTTGAAACGGCTGATGGATATGTTTGGAAGTTTATGTTCTTTCTTCCATTAGCATTAAGAAATAAATTCTTAACAGCAGGACTTATGCCTGTTCCTAAACAAGTGAAAAACCAATATTATTCTGCAGGAGAAATTGTAGATTATACAATTGTACATGGCGGTGCGGATTATGATATTGATGAAGCTTATGGTAATGTTACAGGAGATGGTCAAGATGCAGATATCGATATTGTTGTAGAAAATGGAACAATTACTGCTCTTGTAATTAACGATGGTGGTACTGGATATACAAATGCTGAATATACTGTTGCTCGAGGAAATGCTTTAGAAGGAGATGGTGCTGACATTACTCTTATCTTAAGTTCTCCTGGAGATCTTGATAGTTTGCAAGCCAACGTTGAACTACTTACAGTTGACCGTGATATATCTTATATTGTTGTTGAGTCAAGTACAACTGGATTCACTAGTGCTCCAGCAGTAACAATCACAGGTGATGGATCTGGCGCAACTGCTACTTCAACAATTGACGCAAATGGAACTGTTACTGGAATTACTTTAACGAATAGAGGTTCTGGATATTCCTATGTAACTGTAACAATTACGGCTGAAGATGAGTCTACAGCTACTGCCCGTGCAATTATCTCTCCAATTGGCGGGCATGGCTCAAATGCTCCTCGTGAACTTCATGCAGACACATTAAGTTTTTATGCTTCTTTTGAAGATGAAGAAAACCAAGGGATGAATATTAACAATGACTTCAGACAGTTTGGTATTATAAAAGACATTGAAAAATATGATCAAGTTGAAGTTTATAACTCAGGTCTTGGTTCTGCAGCTTTCTTGCTTGAAGGTACTTTAACTGGAGCAAGTTATGCTCTTGATAGTGATATACATACGTCAGGTAATGCAAAAACTTTACGAGTTATTGCAGCTGAAGATAATAAATTGTTGGTTCAATCTGTAGATGGATCTCTTCCAGCAGTCAGTGATGTATATTATAATGCAGATGAATCAGCTAACTTTACTGTAACTACTGTGACTAATCCAAATGTGAATAAATTTTCTGGTGAAGTTTTATTCATTGATAATAGATCAGCATTTACGCCGTCTGATGAACAATTGGTTGTATTTAGAACGTTCATCAAATTTTAACATATAAATATTTCTAATAGAATTAACCTAGATAGAGTAGTGCAACATGGCAATTAATTTTAATACCGATCCATATTATGATGATTACAACGAGGCAAAGGATTTCTATCGAATTCTTTTTAGACCTGGCGTTGCGGTCCAAGCTCGTGAACTTACGCAATTACAAACTATTCTACAAAAGCAAGTTACTCGCTTTGGCGATCATATGTTTAAGAATGGTTCTCAGGTTATTCCCGGTTCCGTTAATATTGACAACAAAGTTCACTTTGCTAAGTTAGAAGATACATTTAATTCTGTTGAAGTTACTACTTATCTTACCAGCTTTAGTGATAAGATTATTACAGGTGAAACCTCTGGCGTTACAGCTGTTGTAGTTGATTCTTCGGAATGTAACTGTGTTGTTGATGACACAATTCCTACTCTTTACTTTAAATATGAATCTACTGGATCTGATGGTGAAACTAAACGTTTTCAACCCGGTGAAAACCTAATTGCTTATGCCACCGATAATACTGCAGCGAATAACTATCGTTTAACCGCTGACCAAGTTGGCGATTTATCTGTAACTGTTCAATCTCCTGTTGGCGCTACAACTTATACTGATAATGCAACAACAGATGTTTTGGGTTATGGATTTGGTGTTGAAGTAAAAGAAGGTATTTACTATATTAATGGTCAGTTTGTTCGTAACGAAGAACTCCACTTATACGTAGGTCGTTTTGACCCTAATCCTACTGCTCGAGTCGGTTTCAAAGTTGTAGAGTCAATTGTAACTCCTGAAGATGATACTACTCTTTTAGATCCTGCTCAAGGGTCATATAACTATACTGCACCTGGCGCTCATAGATACAAAGTAGCTTTGGAACTTGTTGAGCTTCCAGAAACTTCATCTGGGGCTGATGGAATTCAATTTGTAGAATTAGCAAGAATTCGTGAAGGTGCATTACAGCATAAAATTAAGCAAACTGAATATAATCATATTGAAAGAGAATTTGCAAAACGCACATACGATGCTGAAGGTCACTTTGAAACAAATAAGTTTAAAGTTTCTAAGCGTGAACATTTGAATGATGGAACTAATCAAGGTGTATATACTGCAGCTGAAGGCGGTGATGATGATAAACTAGCAATTGTAATTGATCCAGGTCGTGCATATGTTCATGGCTACGAAGTAGAATCAATTGTTGCTACTTATTTAGAAGCTGATAAAGCCCGTACTGATGCTCACGTCGTACAAGTTTCAGATTATCCAATCAATACTCCAATTGGTAATTATGCGGTTGTTGACAATGTTCGTGGTGGATTGACCAGTATTGCAACATTTGAAACCGTAGATCTTTTGAACAAATATACATTTGGTGGATCTGGTCACTTGGGTGGAACCTCTGCTGAAAAGGTTGGTACTGCTAGAGTGCGTGCTTTTGAGTTATATTCTGCAAATTATTCTTCAGGTGATGATACACAATTTAAACTTGGTCTTTTTGATATTAAGATGAATGTAGGCAAGTCTTTTGAAAAAGATGTTAAGTCTGTAGTTCGTCAAGCTAGTTCCGGAGCTGCAACTGGTGGTGCTAATATAGTTCCTGCAGCAAAAGGATATGTTACAGGTTCTGCTACAAATGACGCTCTAGATTCCGGTTCAGGAACTGGAAGCATTGTTGGTTCCGGTACTCTTTTCCAGGATGAGTTTGTAGTTGGAGATGTTGTAATCATTAATGGCTCAATTGCTGGTAAAGTTGCTACTATTACATCTCAAACAGAAATGACTATTTCTGATTTCAGCACTGATGTTCTTGATGGTAGAGTACAAAACTTTAAAGCTCAAATTAATGAGCCTGAATATAACGAGATGATGTTCCGTCTTGGTTATGAAAACATTAAGAGTCTTCGTGATGAGGATGGTAACCTTAATGGTACTTTATTTGTTCGCAGAACAATTACTGAAACTACAGATACTTCTGGTAACTGGACTCATACTCTCACAAATACAAGTGAGACATTCTTATCAGACCAAGACTTAGCAAACTATACAATTGCTCTTGTTTCAAGCGGTGCTATTCAAAATATTACTTCTGCTGATATTGAATTTAATGCAGTAGGTGCTAGAAAAACAGTTACTATTTCTGGTCTAACTCCATCTGTACAATATTCTCTTCTTACAACAATTAAACAAGAAGATGGTACTGCTGCTTCAGAAAGAACTAAAACTCTTGTTGAAGATTATGCCCAAACATTTACTGGAAAGAAAAATGTTACTTCGGGTACAATTCAATTAGATAAAGCTGATGTTTTCAAAATTAAAGATATCCGCGTAACTCCGGGTGATTACGATGCCTTTGATCCTGCTAATTATATTTCTATTAAAGACAACTATAATTTAGACAATGGTCAAAGACCAACCTTTTATAAAAATGGCGCAATTATTTTGAAAGGAACTAAAAAGGTTCCTTCAGGTGCAATTAGAGTAATTTATGATTACTTTAGTCATGGTACCACTGGTAACTATTTCTCAGTTGACTCATATATTCGCCCAGAAACTCCAAGCTCAGGTATTGATTATAAAGATATTCCTCAAGCAGAATTTGCTGATGGTAAAAAGGTATCTTTAGCTGATGTTGTTGATTTTAGACCAATTGTATCTGGAACAAATACTGTTTATAACGAACTTCCAAAAACTGGTACAGATATGACATCGTCTTATTCGTACTACTTGGCGCGCCGTGATAAAATTACAGTAAATTCAGAAGGAACATTTAGAGTAATTCAAGGTATTCCTTCATTGGATCCAAAGTTACCTCCGCATCCTCCTGAAGAAATGTTATTAGGTGATACTCTAATTCCTCCATATACTTTAAAAGCTGACGATGTTACACTTACTCTTGCTAAAAATCGTCGTTATAAAGCAAAAGATATTGGCGAAATTGAACAACGCGTCAGTAATGTCGAAAAAGCGGTTGGCTTAGATCAATTAAGTAAAGACGCAGCCGACTTACAAATTAATGATGATACGACTGGGTTACCAAAATTCAAAAATGGATTTATTACAGATGATGCTTCTGGACATTCTATTGGTAATGTAAGAGATCCAGATTATAAAGTTTCAATTGATCCAATTTCACGAGAAATTAGACCAATGCACTTTACTTCTGCTCTTGATATTGTTGAAGATATTTCAACTCAAGCAGAACGTGCTGCTGCAGGATATCGTAGAGAAGGTGATCTATTATCTCTATCTTATACTGAAGCAGCAGTAATTTCTAATCCATATGCTTCTAGATCTATTGATGTTAACCCATATAAAATTGGTGCATTTAAAGGAGAAATCATTCTAAACCCAGAGGGTGATAATTGGAAAGATACAGATCGCCGTCCTGACTTACAAGTTACTGATGATAATGGCTATGATGCTATTAAATATATTGCTGATGAGCTTGGTATTACTGGTACACAATGGAATGAATGGGAAACTAACTGGTCTTCTACAACTACAACGGGTGATGGTGGAAGAAGAATTATTTCTGGTGATCCAAACAGAAGACGTCAATGGGTTACCGTTGAAACTGGCGGTGTAACAACAGAAACAGTTACACAACAATCTCGTACTGGTTTGGCAACAAACCTTTCAACAACTGTAAATACTCAAGATTATGGTGATCGCGTTGTAGATATTTCATATATTCCATATATGAGAGCGCGACCAATTACAGTAGTTGCTAGAAACTTAAAATCAGATACAAAATTCTGGCCATTCTTTGATTCAATTCCTGTTGATTCATATGTAAAACCAGCTGACGTATTTAGAGTTTCTTTAAATAGCCCATCTGCTACATTTATGGACTTTGATCCAACTCGTTTGGTTCAGGGTATTGTTGCTGATTCTTATGAAAGACTAGAAGATGGTAGAGTAGAACCTGCATACCAAATTGGTGATGTAGTTAGAAATAGTGTTCATACCGCAACTAATATTTCTGCTATTACAAATCTTACAGTTGCGGCCTCAAGCTTTAACTTGACAGTTGCTTCAACTTCTGATTTGGCTGTAGGAAACCATGTTGTACTTTATAACTTAGCAGCAAATAGAGCATTAACTGCTTCACCATTTGGCGATAATGTTGCTATTCCAGAATCAACAATTAGTAATTATTCTCTTAATACTTCTTCTGAACTAAACTTAAGAAAATTCAAAATTACAGCGATTTCTGGCACAACAGTTACTCTAGCAAATCTAGACGGTACTGATATTGATGCATTCTCTGCATATAATACTTCAGCGTATGGCGCTAATGACGGAGGTAAACTTCTTCGCTTAAGAGCTTCTGGTGTAGTAGCATACGCTGGTACAGTTACTTCAGGAACACAGGCTGCTCCAACTACTCAAGATATTCACCTTGTAAATATTAAAAATGGATTCGGTGTTGGTGAAGTATTAACTGGTACAATTACTACATCTGGTGGTTCTGTTAATAACGTTGTAATTGATTCAATTAATGGAAATACAGATTCTGATACAGCTTCAACTATGAAAACAACCTCTGACGATTTAAGAACAGATGTTGATGGATCGGTTGTTGGTACATTCTATCTGCCAAATTCAGATGCTCTATCTTTCCGTACTGGTGAGCGTACATTTAAGTTAATTGATAACCGTACAAATAATGATGCTGATTTTGATTCAAAAGGTACAGCAATCTATTATTCAACTGGCATGCAGTTGAGCAAAGAACGTACTGTTGTCAATTCTCGCGATGTTCGCTTTGTTGAAGATAGATTATATGAAGAAATTACAACTCGTCGAGTAACAACTACTCCACGACGTACTTATACTTATTACACTGGACACGATCCAGTAGCTCAAACATTTACTGTTTCAAATCCTGGTGGTATCCAAGTTACTTCAGCAGATTTATATTTCCAAGAAGCTGGTAATCGCCCAGTTCCAGTAGCACTTCGAGTTACAAATAATGGAGTTCCATCTTCAAAGATTATTCCATTCTCTCAAGTAACATTACAACCTTCAGAACTAAATGTTTCTGATGATGGTTCTGCACTAACTAAATTTACATTCCAAGCTCCAATTTATTTACAAAATGCTGAAACATATGCATTGGTTGTAAAAACAGATGAGCCTGGATGCAGATTCTTTATCTCTGAAGTTGGTCAAACAGATATTGTTACTGGGAACATTATTACATCTCAGCCTCTTACTGGAGCATTGTACTTATCTCAAAACTCTATTGAGTTTGAAATTAACCCACTTTACGATATGAAGTTTACACTTCGGCAAGCGGAGTTCTCTACAGATCCAGTAACTATTGATCTAAAAACGGCTCCACCTCCAACAATTACGTTGGTGGATAATCCATTCACTATGGCAACAGGAACAAATAAAGTTCGCGTAAATGCTAGAAATCATGGATTTAAAGCAAATGATGTTGTGGTAATTCAAAATGTTGCTACTGGTACCTATGGCGCAGATGGAACAAATGGTATTCCACACACATTATTAAATGGACAACACACAGTAACTTCAACTGGTCTTGATAAAGATTCATTTATTATTGAAGTTGATACCACAGATACCGGTGGACAATCATTAATTACTGGAGCTTTATCAGATCTAATTAATGGTGAATATGGTGGAACTGGAGTTATTATGACTCGGCAGCTTGACATGGATCTTATGTATCTTAAATCTGGTCAGGTTGTTGTCCCTAATACTGATATTACATATACATTTATTGCAGAAAATGCTGGTGGTACATATACAGATGAAACTTCAATTGTTCCAGATTCAACATATGAATTCCCAGAGCGTAAGTTAATTAAGTCTTATGAAAATCAATTTACGGTTCAGGCTTCTCCATTAGTTAAACGTAGTTCTTTGAGATTCAAAGCAACTATGTCTACAACAAATAAGTTTGTATCTCCAGTTCTTGATTTACAAAAAATTAATGCTTATATTGTATCAAATCTTGTAAATGATGCATCGGCTGGTAATGTAAACGTTGAAGAACTAGATGGTGTAACCCTACTTGAAACTGGTCTTGTAACTGCTTCTGATGTAACTGTAAATGCTACAGGAACAATTACTGCTGGAACTGGTGCAAATACTGTTGTTGGTGTTGGTACATCATTTACAACTGAAGTTGAAGTTGGAGATGTTTTATTAGATACTTCAGATAATGTAGTTGGTACTGTAAAAACAATTACTGATGGTGAAAATATCACCTTAACATCTAATGGAGTAACTGCAATTGCTGGTGCTGCATTTAAAATCCAAAGATTAAGACATGTTAAATTTGAAAACAATGGTGATGGTCAAGGTACTATTACAACTTCAGTAGATACAGCAGATAACTTACTTGTTAATGCCGAAGTTGGAACCCAGCTAAAAATCAACAACTTTGGCGTTACATTAGATGGAACATATCAAGTAGAATCAGTTGAAAGTTTAGCTGATACTGATACTATTGCAAACACTGAAGGAGATGCGGTTGTAATTACTTTAGCAACTGCACTACCAATTAATAATATTCAATATTTAGATTTAGTAAATAACGAACTAAATTATGATGGTACAGGCACAATTACATCAACTACATCTTCTACAACTGTAACTGGTTCTGGAACTCAATTTGAACTAGAAGCAAAAGCTGGCCAAAAACTACTTTCAAATGATGGAACTGAACTTGGTACAATTGCTTCAATTACAAATGATACAGAATTGGAACTAGAGGCAAATGCTTTAGCTGCAGTAGCTGGTATTTCTGATTGGAGATTCCAAGAAGAAACCACAACATATAATATTACAGCTCTTCAAAAGTTTGTTGATGATTTTGCACCAACTGGTGTTTATAACTATGCAAATTATATCACTCGACCTTTACTTCTTGAAACTCCGGCAGATTCATTCAAATTAGTATTTGATGCATCTATTCCAGTAAATACTGATATTAAAGTATATTATAGAGTTTCTTCTGGGGGTGATGAAATAGGCGAAAAGGTTTATGAAAATACTAACTTTGTAAATACAAGTAGTGAAAACAATGGTGAATTTGTTGAAAGAGAAGTTACTATTGAAGATTTGACAGCATTTACTAAATTACAAGTTAAGTTTGCATTTAAATCTACAAATGAAATATTTGTTCCAAAAATGAAAAATATGAAACTAATCGCGTACTCATAATGGAAAGATTAAAAATAAAAGGTTATGAAGATTTTGTAAAAGATCCCTCTACAGGAGGGATCATTAATACTAATCGTCAAGAATATGAAGCTTATATGAAACAAAAGGCTTTATTATCGCAAAGAGCAAATCAACAAAAGGCTCTTAGTAATAAAGTAGAGACACTTGAAACAGATATAAATAATATAAAATCTGACATTAATGATATTAAATCGTTACTGAGCAGCATTGCAAGTAAGTTATAGGAATTCAAATGGCAACAATTACATTAAGAAGTGTAAAGGGATCTCCACTCACAAATGCTGAGGTGGATGCAAACTTTACAAACCTAAATACTGAACTTGGCGCATTAGGAGCTAACCCTACTTTTACTGGGGATGTTATTATTTCCGGTGACTTAACTGTTCAGGGTACTACTACAACAATTTCTGCTCAAGACCTTGCAATTTCAGATAACATGATTTATATGAACCAAGGTGTTTCTGTTGATGTTACAAATGCAGTAGGGGATGGAACAAATGTAGTTTATACTACTACTGAAAACAACTATCTTGTTGGCATGAATGTAGATGTTACTGGAGTTTCTCCATCTTCTTTTAATATTGATAACGCTACAATTACTGCTGTAACTTCTACATCTTTTACAATTGCAAGTTCGAATACCGATACTTTTTCATCTGCTGGTACAGCTAGAGCCCATGCAGCGACGAATCCAGATTTAGGTTGGGTTGGTGGATATGATGATGGATCATATGGCCATGCTGGTCTGTTTAGAGATGCTTCTGATGGAATTTTTAAAGTTTTTGATGGTTATACACCAGAGCCAGATGAGCAAACATATCTTGATACTAGCCATTCATCATTTAATCTTGCGGATTTTCAAGCAGGAAACTTTATTGGTAATGGTTCACAAATTACTAATGTTAACGCAGCTTCTGTTGGAGGCTCAACTATCGAAGAAATTGAAGGAAACGCATTGGCACTTGCTATTGCATTAGGATAAATCGAGGAAAATTAAATGGCAAATACATTCAAATCATATGGTGACGCCGGTGCAGGTACTTCAGCCCAAACAGTTTATACTGCTCCAGCATCAACAACATCTACTGTAATTGGTATGACACTTGCTAATGTTAGTACAGGTGGAGTTTCTGCTGATGTGCAATTAGTAAAAAGTGGCGGTAGCTCATATTACTTAGCCAAAGCAGCGCCCGTTCCACTTGGTGGTACTTTTGTTGTAGTTGGTGGAGAACAAAAATTGGTTTTAGAAACTGGTGATCGTATTGATGTAACATCTGATACTGCATCAAGCATTGATACAATTGTTTCAGTTCTAGAAATTAGCTAATAGGAAATAACACATGTCATATTTAGGATATCCGCCAATTAGTCCAGGTTATATTGATGATACATCGTTAATTGTCGATGGAGTAATCCAAACGGCAGATATCGCTAATGGCGCTGTAACTACTGTAAAAATTGCTGATGACGATGTAACTACATCTAAAATTGCTGATGGCGCTGTTACATTAGCTAAACTGGATTCTGGAGTACAAGCTTCAATCACTTCTGTGTCTTTACCATTATCTGGTGGAACTATGTCTGGTAATATTGCAATGGGCGGTAATGATATTAGTGGTGCTGGTACAATTAGTGCAACTGATTTTAACACAACTTCAGATATTACTTTAAAGCATAATCTTCAACCTGTATCTAATCCACTTGAAAAGATTAGTCAACTTTCAGGTTATACCTTTAATTGGAATCATAATGATAAACCAGCTGTTGGTGTTATGGCTCAAGAAGTAGAAAAAGTTTTTCCTGAAATGGTTGCAACAGGAACTGATGGTTATAAGCGAGTCAATTACGATGCTTTGGTTCCAGTTCTTATTGAAGCCATTAAAGAATTATCAAGTAAAATTAAAGCCTAGTAGGAGATACGAAGATGGCAATTAAAGTTTGTAATACCACAGTCATTGATAATAGTAGGCAATTAAGTAATATTAGTGCTATTGACCAAACAACAGCAGATGCTATTGGAGAATTGGTCCCAAAAGCTATTGTTGTTGATAGTCCAGTTGTAGGTGGAGGAACATTAATTCCAAACGCCGCGGCCGGTGGAGATAGAACTATAGAAATCACTCTATCAGCTGATAGCGCTCTTTTAGATGGTGTTATTTCTTCATTTGAAGTAAATTGGGCAGATGGAAGCTCATCCGAAACAGTAAGTGCAACAAACGAAGCTGCAACTGTAAGTCATACATATCCATCAGATCAGACAGATGGAACACAAATAACAATAACTGTTGTTGCTATTGATGATAAAGGTAATAGAAGTGCTTCTGTAGATTATACTGCCACTTATGTTGATAATCAGCCGCCGGGAGGTACTATTGTAAATAATTATAGTACAACATGGAGTACAGATGATGTAATAACATGTTTTGACGTTACTTTTAGTGGAGCAACTGATCCAGATGGTACTATTTGTTATTA